GGTATGCTGGTAAGCAGGAACCCCCTTGGGGATTCACCTTGAGGCGCGTAGAGGGCGGCTGGAGGCTTTGGAGGACTATCTGAGATGACTAAGCGCGATGTTTGGAATGTGCCGCCTGTGATCCCGAATAAGGCCGCTAAACGGATGGCGGCCGATGTAGGGAAGCTAAAGACCAAAGGCAAGCGGGTGATGACGGCCAAGCATTGGAAGTTTGTCACCGAGTACGTTTCTGGGGACGGCCGAGTAACCCTGAAAGAAGCGGCTATCCGGGCGGGATACAAGGAAAGCAGCGCGTCAGTAATGGCGTGGCAGCTAACCAACCCGGACCTGAATCCGCACATTGTCGCGGCGATCCAAGAATATCGTGCCGAATTGGCATCGAAGTACAACACTTCGTATGAGCGGCACATGAAGGACCTGCAATTGATTCGGGATAAGGCCCTTGAAGCCGGTGCTTATGCTGCCGCTGTTCAGGCCGAGTATCGGCGCGGCCAAGCTTTGGGGACTATTTACGTCGAGCGCAAAGAAATCCGGCATGGGACTATTGATTCAATGTCCAAAGAAGAAGTGCAGCGCAAGCTTGACGAGCTGAAGAAGCTTTACGGCGGCCCCCCACCTACGGCGATTATTGATCTTAATCCCTCTGACGTTCGCGAGAGTGCCGAAAAGGATATTGATCCTGCTTTTACCCTGCCGGTAGAAGAGCCCCCGCTAGACGTTTTCGAGCTAGACCGCGATGGCGAAAAAACCTGAGTCGGTTTTTTCCGACTATCTCAAAACGCATTTGCCCGATGTTGATATATCGCGGGTTGAATCGCTGGCTTCGCTTGGCTTTCCCGATATGGTTATTGCTGACAAGCTTGGGACCGGCCGTGTTGGCTTTTTGGAAAATAAGGTTGTGCAGCGCGGTTTGAAGGTTGATCTGCGGCCGCATCAAATCTCGTTCTTGTTTCGGCATTGGGAATATTGCTGTAATGCCTTTTTGCTCGTAAAGCATTTGCCTATCGGTAAGCGTGTTGCGATTATTAATCTCTATCACGGTGGCCAAGTGATGGATGTTGCCCGTGATGGTCTGCGCGTTGATCCTGTGATCCGCTGGCCTTCTAATGCTGTTGACTGGCAGCGGCTAAGGGGTTTTCTATTGGGGGAAGAAAAAATATAGGAAAAATCAATTGGAGTATCTGAGCGGAAATAGTATTATGTGGTTGTCGGAGTAGTTTGCCGACTAACCTAGAATGGAGAATGAGAAAATGAAAACCTACGATGTGACAATCAAGGCGGAAATTTACAAGACAATCACTGTGACGGCCGAAGATGAAAATTCGGCTTATGTTGAAGCACACGAGGTTTTTTCCGTTGCTTCTGATGACTGGCCGGAAAAATATAATGAAGAGACAATTTCAGTCGTTGAGGTGCTGCCATGCTAAAAACTGTCGCGGTATCTTCGAACAAAAAAACCGGCCCCATCGCTGTAACGTATCGCGCTGGTGAGCATCAAACTTTCAGCACTTGCCCGAAAACCTGCGCGTTACACCCAAAAAGCGAGACCGGCGCGGCATCGATAGATGATGAGTATTTGCGCGCTGTGATGGATGCTGTCCCTCGTGGTGGCCAAGCTTGGACCTATTCGCACTTTGCCGCTGATGCACTGCCGCTACCGGCCCCGGGAAAAACTGTTATCAATGCCTCGTGCGATACCGCTTCCGAAGCGGTGCGCGCTTATTCGCTCGGCCGCCCCGCTGTGTACGCTGCCCCGTTAACATCGGCCGATCAGTGGCCGCAACGAATCGCTGGGGTTCAGTTTGTTCGCTGCCCTGCTGAATTGTCGGACACGTTCACCTGCCAGCAATGCGGAAACGGCCGCCCACTGTGCGCTCGGGCCGACCGCGATTATGTGGTGGTGTTCGTCGCGCATGGCACTGGTAAAAAGCGAGTCGGCACTGGTGACGGTGGTTGTTATGCTGCAAGCGGCCCCACTGCTATCCAGTGGCACAAAACCCGATCAAGCGGCGCGCCGAATGATGCGGAAGCTTTGCGCGCTTTTGCTCGTTCGCTGCCGCCGGGATCAATGCTGCGTCATCATGTCGCTGGTGATGTTGGCCGCGAGGTACTGCCATGCTAATTTTCGCGGTTCTGATAATTTTTGCGTTATGGTGGCTGGCTGATTTATTCGACAGTGGGAAATAGACTATTGAACGGCCGGTAACCGATTGAAAAATACAATTGGCAAGGCGGCCGCAAATATTGGACTATTGATGCATCGGACAGGCCTCGACGGGGCCGCGATTCTAGAATGGAGAATTGAGAATGGGACACATGATTGACGAGACAACCGGCCGCGCTGCAATTGCATATGCTGGCCGCACACCTTGGCACGGCCTCGGGCAGCAACTGAGCGAGGGCGCAGACATTGACACATGGACACGCGAGGCTGGTCTAGGCTATTCGGTACAAGCTTGTGATGTTCAATATGAAACCCCGGCCGTCACTGGTTTGCAGTCGTGGCCAGAGCGCAAAGTATTGACGCGCAGCGATACAGGCGCGCCGCTGGCAGTAGTGAGCAAAGATTATCGCGTGGTGCAACCGGCCGAGGTGATGGACTTTTTCCGCAAGCTAACCGACATCGGCGGGTTTCAAATGGAAACGGCCGGGGCGTTATCGCACGGCCGCCGAGTGTGGGCACTGGCACGTGTTGGCGATGGTGCGCCGGTTGTGGATGGTGACTTGGTCAAGCCTTATCTACTGCTCGGTACTAGCTACGATGGCACAATGGCCACGATTGCAAAATTCACTGCAATTCGGGTGGTTTGCAATAACACTATCACCCCCGCCGTCAATAGCCGCGCTGATGAGACTGACAAGGGTTATTTGAAATCGTCGGTGCGTGTGCTGCACAGCGCGCAATTTGACGCTGATGCGGTTCGCTTGCAGCTCGGCATTGTGGCTGATCAATTCGAGCGGTTCATCGTTCAGTCGCGGCAGCTTGCGCGGATTGATATGAAGTTCCCCGAAGCGGATCAATTTGTGCAGGAATTGCTCCGGCCGTATCATCAGAGCGCGCTTGAGATAACCGATACCAAAGCCTACAAGCGAGTGATTGAATTGTGGCAGGGGCGCGCTATCGGTTCGGACATTCTGAGCGCGTCAAAATCTAGCGGATCTCGTTGGGCGATGCTCAATGCAGTGACGCAGCTGGTAGACCACGAGCGCGGCCGCTCCGACAATACCCGCCTCGAATCGGCTTGGTTTGGCACTGGCGCGGCATTGAAAAACCGCGCTTTAGAATTGCTTGCTGCGTAATTTCTATTAAGTAATCCCCTCGGCGGCTTCGCTTCATTCGAGCGCGGCCGCTTTTTTTCGCCTCGGTAATAATTAAAAAGACAATGCCAAACTTGCCCCCGCGCCTCGCTCGGTCTCGCTGGCTGCGCTGGCCGTGGTGCTCGGCGCGCTCAACGCGCGCCGTTGCCCGTTGCCCGTTGCCCGTTGCTCCCGCGCCGCGCTTCGCTGCGCGCGCAGCGCGCAGCGTGTATCACCGGCCGCGCGGGGTTTGCGGCCGGTAGTGTTGCCGGACTATTGACGCGCGGTAATAATTCGGCTATGCTTTTCTCACCTTCCCTGCCGCTCTGGTCTAGCGGCTTTCCGGCAGGGAAGGTGAAAAGTCAACCAGATAAGAGAGGATAGAGAGATGGACAAATTGCCAGTGTTGGTTTTCTTGCGCGTTGATAATGATTCGCTCGACGATGCGCGGCCCTTCAATACTTTGCGCGGTGCTAAGGCGCGCTTCCGCTATATTGCTTCGGAGCTTGCCCAGTACGGACAGGACTGCGTTGCCACTGTTCACTATGCGCGCCGCCGAGACGAGCTCAACGAATATCCCGAGTACATCCTGGAGCTTGGGCCGCGCGGCGGCGTTATTGTTTCGCGCTGCTAGACTATTGACGCGCGTCAATAGTTCGGCTACATTATCGATACCGGCAGCGGCCGGTATCGACCAGCTAGAAAGGATAGAAAGATGGAAAAGAAAATTTTACTCGCAAGCTTGCGTAGCTCGATGTTCGGTGACCGTGGCAGTGATGTTGACGGCGCGCTGGACTATGCTCATCAAGTAATTAACGCGATGAGCGAATCATCGGACCGCGCTCCGGCATTCACTGCGCTGCACGTAGTCCTCAATACAGTGGCCAACGCTATCTCCGCGCTCGAGTTACCGGCCGACAATCCGGCGGCCGGTGTTACTGGCTTCGAGGATGCGCTGATCAAGCTTATCGATGCGCGCATCAAGTATTGCTTCGACGATATGGATGGACTTGACTGCCTTGACGAGAAAATTCAAGAGTACATCGACAACAGTGTGGACTTCACTGAAATAGTCCGAGACGAGCTAAAACAGAACATCTCATTCAGCGTCGAAGTTGATTGACGGCCGTCAATAGATCCGGTATAGTTCACTCACTGGATCGGCGGCCGCCGATCCAGCAACCAGCTAGAAAGGATAGAGAAATGAAAACCACACAAATTAATACAATCGAGATCGACAACAGCACCTACGCACTGCCAACAACCCTTAACGCAAAAGAGATCGCGACCCTTGGCGCACTGTTACTGCAACTGAAAAGAGTGCGTAGCGTGTGGTGCGAGGATTACAAGAACATGCATTACCTGTCCGCACACATCACGGTCCAGCTCGGCAGCACCGAGATTTATGCATCAGAGGCCGAGGCCAAAGAAACGAAGGACCAGTACAACGCGCAACTGGCAGCGGCCAAGCTGATGTCAGAGCCAGAGACTGTAGACTAGTAGCTGGTTCCGGGCCGCGAGGCCCGGGCCGAGGGGAGCGCGATGCGCTCCCCTTTTTTATTGCCTCGCCTGTATAACGGTATGCTTTTTGTACCGTTATACATGGCATACCGTTATACATCCTATACCCAACGCACCCGACCACCGACCCCAGCCCGAGGGCGCGCGCCCCGTGTAGGGCGTATCGCGCGCGCCCTCGCGTGTCAAATTGATTTTGCCTATCGGCTTTGGCTTCCTGATTGGTGCCGCGCCTTTGGTGTTGGCGGCACCAATCAAAGGGGGGAGGGCCATTTTAAGCCCCATCAGCTCGGCGTCAGCCTTCGCCCGATTTCACACAAACAAAATACTCCTGAAAAGGTGACCCCTACCCACCCCCTCCCCATAAAAGGCCCCCCTTGTTTGTAAAATGCGAACAGGGGGTATATATTAGAAAAATATGAAACCTGAAGACATCGAAGCCGAACGGCTGCGCCTCGAGCTCCGACTCCAGCTACTGGAGGCGCGAGAGAAGGCCAACGCCAATTTCTTAGACTTCTCGAAGTACGTGTGGCCCGAGATGATTATCGGGGAGCACCATCGTCGTATTGCTCAAAAGCTTGACGAGGTCGTTGCTGGCAAGTGCAAGCGCCTGATGATCGCGATGCCACCCCGGCATGGGAAGAGCCAGATGGGCAGCTATCTGTTCCCAGCGTACCTGATGGGCAAGAACCCGCAGTCGAAGCTGATTGTTGGATCGCACACCGCTGAACTCGCGCAGCGGTTCGGTCGGATGATTCGGAATCTGGTGGACGATGAGCGGTACAAGGATGTGTTTCCTGAGATGAAGCTGTCGGCGGATTCCAAGGCTGCTGGACGGTGGAACACGGCCCAAGGTGGTGAAGCGTTCTTCATTGGTAAGGGCGGCGCGATGACGGGCCATGGTGGTGACGTGG